TAAACATAGTAAAGGCTATTAACGAATTGAGTGGAAAAGTTACTGTGACCGAACAAAAAGAGTTCACGAAAGAAGGTGATATTGCTAATATATTTAGACAGATAAAAGCACAAAAATCAGGTGATCCAGATGTTTGATTGGTTTAGAAGGGAAAAATTTGTATTACCACCTGAGGAATATCAAATAAAACTAGTAAAAGATATTGAAAAAAAATTAAAAAATTCCAAAGGATCAGAGAAAACAAAATTAACGTATATGTTGGCAAACCAATTAATGATACTTAATCAAATATTAAATAAAAAGAAACCAAAGAAACCTATTAAAATGAATAGTAAAGGTAAATGGGTGTGGGTGGAAGATGGTTCTTAAAGGTTGTTTGGCGTGTGAAAGCAAACATGAAGATGAATGGTTTGTTGATTGTAATTGTATGTGCCATGATTACTATAAAAAAATAAAAAAATTAATGGAGATTGAAGAGAATGGTTAGACCGACAACAGAAGAAATAACAGAAAGAAAAGACCTTTTACAAGCATTAACAGATTGTGCTAAATCACCTAGTAAATTTAGTGAAATGTTTCTTAATCATAAAGTGTTTGATTATAATAAAAGGTATGTTGATTGTGATGATCGGTTTATAGTGTATAGAAGTGGTCGTCAGGTAGGTAAAACCATGTCAACAGCCGTAAAAGCTGTCCATTTTGCGTTTTTTGCTCCAGTAATGTTGAAAACAATCACTACTGATTGCACAATAGTAATCGCAGCACCAACTCAAAATCAGGCTACAATCATGTTTGATAGAGTTAGAAGTCTAATAATTAATAATGAGTTTTTGAAAGGATATATTGTAAGAAACACTCAATCAGAAATGTGGGTTAAGTTTCTTGATAATAAAGGAATGAGTAAGATTATCACAAGAGCAACAGGTGAAACAGGTACCACATTGAGAGGTTATTCACCACACGTAATTATAGCTGACGAATGTTCTTTCATTAAAACATCAATTTTAAGAGCATTTCTACCATCAGGTATGGCTACACAAGCTAGGGTGTGGTTAACATCTACGCCTTTCAGTAAGTCAGGTTATTTCTATGAAGCGTGTATGAATTCCAAACCCAAGAACCCTGAAGGAATGTGGACAGAATTTCATGTAAAGTCACTTGAAAACCCACTTATTCAAGAAGATCCAACATTTATTGAGGAAATTAAAAGATTAACTAAAGAAGAATATGTGCAAGAAGTTGAGGGTGAGTTTCTTGATATTGGTAACGCATTAATACCAAATTCGCTTATTATGGATTCAATATCTGACAGAATACCAAAAGGTAGAGTTAGATACTATATGGGGGTTGACGTTGCAAGAAGTGGTCAAGATGAAACAGTTTACACAGTATGTGGGGTTGATGAAGAAGAAAATGTGTATGTTACACACGTAGAAGCAGAAGCTCAGTCAAACGTAGTAGATGTTTGTGGTCGAATAGGGGGGCTAGTGGCTTCATATAGAATAGAAACAGTGTATATAGACGAAACAGGTTTGGGTGGTGGACTTGTAGATTTGGGTAGAGAACAAGGATTACCTATAAGAGGAATTGTATTTTCTCTACAAGAAAAGGCTAAATTATATAGAAATTTAAGATTGTTATTTGAAAATAAAAGAATAAAAATGAAAGATATAAACAAACTAGTATATCAATTATCATATTTACGAAGAGAATATACAGAAACAGGTATCATGAAAATACGTTCTGATGAACACGATGACTACCCTGATAGTCTTGTATTGGCTTGTAGAGCTGTTGAAGGTGGTGATGGTTGGCACTTACTAGATATGACAGAGGGTTTAAAGAAAGCATTATTTGGCTAAAATCTTTATATAATATAATAAACCTTTTAAAGTATGGGCAAATACGAGCCAAAAGATTGGAAATCCATTGAAAGTGGTAAAAAACCACTAACAGGTAATGTTACTGATAGAGTTGTAGAAGATTATATGGCACACCATGGTAAAACAAAATCACCAAAAATCAGTGGTAGAGTGTTTACTTCACCAAGAAAAAGAATGGGTGGAAGTGTTCCAAAGAAACGTGGAGGTTCAAAACCAACACTTGATGATATGAAAAGAGATCACGCAGATGCTGTTAGAAATTATGGTAAAACAGGTGCAAAGGTACCAAAAGCAAGAAAAGCTACTGCAATAAGAGAAGCCACCACTAACGCAGCCGAAGATTATGTTAATAGTTTAGATTTAAGTAAGGCAGAAGATGATTACCATTCACTTATGGATGAAGCTTCAAAAGAAAGAAAAGGATCAAGTTATGATAAGAAAACTAGGATGTGGTATAACCCAAAAGGTATGCCATCAAGATCACATTGTGGTGCAACATCTAGTGTTTTAGCAAGAAGAGGTCTTGGAAAAAGAGTTGAAGGTCAATATCACAATACATGGGATAAGAAAGGAGTAGATCATAGTTGGATTGAAAATGATAAAGGTCACATAATAGATGCCTCAAGAGATCAATTTCATGGAGATAATGAAAAAGGAATAAAAACAATAAAACAAACACACCCTGATTACAAACATTATAAAAAAAATCCATCATGCCCAAATTGTGGATCAACAAGTCCTAAACAACATTTAACAAATATGCACTCAAAATGCACAGGTAAAGATTGTGGTGCAATGACTGATGATAGTGCTAAATATTTTAAAGACCACCATAAAAGAGAACCTAAAAATCGAGATGAATTGAATGAGTTTAGAAAAATATACATGAAAGAAGCAGAACGTATTCATGGTTTAAGTAAGGCAGAAGAGAAAGAACAGGCTATGGATCAAGAAGAAGATTTGGAAGAATTAACTGATGGTGAATTGGAAGAAATTGAGAAGAGATTTGAAGGTATAAAACGAAAACTTAGAGGTGTAAAAACTAGAATAAATGATGTTTATGAAAAAGACCACCCACTAGAGACACCAAAATTAACAGAAGGTGGAGCAGAAATCTTAGCTGAAGCTGAAGCAAAGGTAGATGATAAGAAAAGACTAGAATCAAGAGAACAACAATCAATGTATAAATCAAATAAAGTACCAAAGAAAATTAGACCTGAATCACCAAATAAAGAAAATAACTATCAAACACAATTAGACAAGCCTATACAATGGAAGGCATTAAAAGATAAAGTCCAAGTAAAGAAAACATGGGAAATATGGCTTGAAAATAAAGCAGATACACAAACTAGAAGATCACAAAACCCAAGAACATCAGTTGATGGGGAAAGTGTTGATAACACTCATGCAGGTAAAACCGAATTACCTGATACATTTGGAAATCTTGCATATGGTTCATATAAACGTGATAGCCCAACAGATACAGATAAACGAATAAAATTAAGATTAGAACCACATAGACCAAAGATAGGAAGACCTAAAGGTGACAGAGGTGTTGAGAATAAATTAACTAGAGATCAAGCAAAAATACAGTCAGATTCACTAGTTCACCAAATGTTTCATGACACAGAGGGGTTTAAAAAGAGAGTAGGGCTTCCAACAGGTCAAAAGCCTGAACCTGATGTTGAGAAGAAACCACAAAGTAAAGAACCACCAAGAGAAGAACCTGAATGGGCAAAAAGATCAAGAGCTGGTGGTGGAAAACCTCGATTAAGAGGTAAGGCAGAAAAATATGTGGAAAGTGAAGAAGATAAGATAAATGCAACAAAATTAAATGAAAAGAGGGCTATAAGAGAAGGTAAAGTTAAACCACCTACACCAAAACACCTTGTTAAACCAACTTGGAAAGCATGGTTAGAGAAAGATCAAGGACAAGGTGATGCTAGATATGCAAATCCACATGAAACAGGCATGGAAGATCCACGTAAATTACAAGTGACTAGAGATGATTTTGATATGGAAGATGAAAAAGACGAAGATAATAAACCTTATAAAGAAAGAGATCATAAAAGTGAATAGGTATGAACGATTTAAACAAGATCACAAATACGAGAGTTGGAGACAATATCCATTATTATATAAATGGTAAGGAAGATCGTGGTGTAGTTGTTAAAATGAACAACGCATATGTCACTGTTGTAAAAACAGATGGAAATTTACACGAAATTCATATAAACGATACATTCTTTGTTAAAGATATTTTAACAAATAAAACATGGAATATGATGAATATGGAAGAAAGAACTGATGAGTTGATGAAAGCTCATGCTTTTAGCCCTAGATTTTTATCAAAAACTTGGGAAGATTTACCACAAGAACTTAAAGATGTTCTCCAAAAAACAAATATTGAAGAATCAACACATGGTCAACTTGGTGGTAATAGAGCTGGTATATCAACAGCCACAGATGTAAAAACACCTGAAGACTATAAAGGTGAATCATCGGAAGATAAGAAAGAAGAGTTCAAACATGAAAAAGAAAAACCAACCGTAGATAAAAACAACGGTATGGAAGAAGATCATAAAAAAAAAGATCAATTTGACGG